ACAGTTTCATCTACAAATTATGATGGGTACGTTTATGCTTCTTCAGGAAGTATAAATAATCGTAATTATACCGTTGATATAAATAAACCTTACGAAGCAAATTCAATAGCTGTCATACCTTATCAGATAAATATTGGTTATGATAGATATCCTGGTAACGTATTCACTGCTAACCTTACCTCCAGTATTCCCTGTATCAATGTAATTTATAATAGTAAAAGCGTCCAAGGTATTCCATATGTATTTTATAAAGGACAGTGGAAAAGAGCTGTACCGCTAATTTACACAAATAATAAGTGGAACACAATTTATAACGATAAGAAGTGATTCAATGTATTCAATAGCTTTTCCAAATATGTTAAGTAGTGCACAAACAAATCTAATACAAGATAATCAAGCAACATTGTCAAATTACAGATTGATGTTAGCTTCTTGGAAAACAGCGCTATTTGGTGATCCTTATTTTGGGACAAACATAAAAAGATTTATTCATGAACAGAATAACATAATTTTAAGAGATATAATAATTGACGACATATTTGTAGCAACACAAGATTTTATGCCACAAATATTTCTTAAGAGAGAAAATATACAAATCACCCTTAAAGGTAATGATGTTTACTGTACACTCAATTGTATGAATAAAGTGAACAACGAAGTTAATTTATTTGAAATTAACTTAACTGAAGAAAATCAGTAGGAGGATAATTGATGTCTGAAATAACAAGTCCTTTAAGTCCTATAAGTTATACTAATAAGGATTTTAGAGACATATATCCTGAGTTATTGGATATTGTTAAGAAGCTTACATATAAATGGGACCCATCTATTTCAAATGAATCAGACCCAGGTGTCATTCTTTTAAAACTGAATGCTATAATTGGTGATAAGAACAATTATAATATAGATAAAAATGTACTCGAAGTATTTCCGGAAACTTTAACACAAGAAGTTTCTGCACGAAATATGTATCATCAATTAGCATATGAAATGCCTTGGTACCAATCTGCCACTACACAATTAACATTTAAGTGGACCGGCAGAGATTTAGTAATAGGTGAGCAGGTAACAATTCCAAAATATACAATGGTGAGTGACCCTGACAGTAAAATCATATACACGATAACACAAAACGTGTATTTCACATACGATAATCTAACTACATCAGTTGAAGCTATACAGGGTATAATAACAGATGTTTCTATAAATGGTTCAACAGAAATACATTTAACTAATCTTGACCATAATAATAGATTATACCTTGATGATTATAGCGTTGCTGAAAATGGAATTTTCATTACAAATATTGGTGGAAATACATTATGGGAGAGAAAATCTAACTTAGCAGTTGAACCTACAGGTAATACCTATTATGAATTTGGTGTAGACGGTAGAACAAATCTATGCTATGTTGAATTCCCGGATGACATTGAAGCACTTATAAAAGACGGTTTAACGGTAAAATATCTTCTCAGTGATGGTGTAGAGGGTAATGTAGCTGCTAAATTTATTACCACATTCTATGATGATGTTTCTGTAACTCTTGGAGAAGACAAGATAACTTTAGGTTCCGATAACTGTGTTATTTATAATCCTTCAGCAGCTAATAATGGTTCTGATCCACAAGGAATTAGTGACGCTTACAAAAGTTTTAAAAGGGTTTCAGGCACTTTCGACACAATTGTTACTTTAAGAGATTATATAAATGCTATATATAATTCTAATATGGTATCTAATGATGTTGTGTCAGACAGAAATCATGATGTTCAAAGTTCTTAC